TGTTTGCATAGAGATTCATATTCCACCAACATAATCATGTCGGGGTTTAACAGTAAACCTTCTTCTAAGAAGTAATAAGGCTTGACCACTTGGCCTTCCTTCTTTACATCCATCAGGGCATCGCACCTTGTGGTGACTGTTTGCCTAGCTTCATCATCCGTCAAGGTTGCACCATACAAAGAATTCTTGGCAGCAATACGCTCAAAACTGTCTAGTATCCAAGGCAAGTCACGCACACAACAAATAATCTTGGTCTGTGGGTACAGGTCTTTCAGCAAAGATGTTTTGGCAGTCCATCCCCTGCTAGTGTCAAACACTACATTAGGGGTGACTGCTTTGTAGTAAGCCTCAAATACGTCTTTCAGTATTTGCTTGCGTCTGTCTTCATCTATCAGGTGATTGCTCTCGCTTCCAGTAATGACGTTGATGGTTGATGTAACCAATCCTTGTACTGGCGAAGTAATATCTGCGTAGAACTCAGGGTTCTGACGCAAGATAGCCGAGAGCAGGGTAGAGCCTGATCTTGGCAAACCTGAGATGAAGAAAAACTCTTTCATCCTTGAGCCTGTGGAATCCAGTTAACTGTGGCCTCATCCCATTGGTAGCGAACATTACCGCCATTCATAATGGCATCTGCGGGTCTTGCCACTGGTGCCGCCCATGTCATTGTGTCCAAGTAGCCAATCCAAGATGGATAAGGCTTACGGGCTTCATGCTCAGTGACCTTGGCAGCATTGAATTCTTCTTCACTCAAGACTTGCAAAACACCCGCAATGGTGGTGTCTGCATCGTCATCGCAAGTGCCATAGTATTTAGGCGCACGCAAGTATGTGCCATCAGGAGCTGTGCTAACAGGCCATGTAGAACTATCGTGCCAAATGTGAGTCCAACCTTTAATGGCTGGCATGGATGGGCCTGTGCGTTGTGGCTCGGATGTGCAGACTATTTTAGTTACTGCGTCTACTTCGGTGATGCAAATGTACATTGGGATACTCCTTTGAAATTAAACTGCGACTCTGCGAATGGCGCGAACACGGGCAGAAAAATTCTTATCGTAGCCGCCTTGACCGCCATCATTAAAGCGTTGTGACAATGCATAATTTGTGCCAGACTCTGTACTACTCCAATAAGTCCCACTAAAATACGCTTCTGTTCCACCCGTTTGAAAAGCAGTTGCGGAAGTTCTTGCTGGTGTGCCAGATGTGTAATTACTTGCCCTTGCGGGTACAGCATTAGCGTTTTCTCCCGAACCAGTGTCATTGCTTGTTGTATTGGGTTTTAAATTAAAGTAACAAATTTCTAACTCGTTTTTTGCTGGCATATACCAATCGGTTTGTCCACCAGTGGATAAATCATTACAGAAGTGCGCACATGGGTAGACAGTGGAATTTCCGTCAGCAACCATGTCAGCAGTGTTTTGTGTGCCATTAACAGCACTAGCCGAACCGGGAGTATTTGTGTTTGCGTTTTTCCAAACAAGTGAAGTTTGTGCAGTTGAACGTGGGCCAATAACTAAGTTGTAGTCAGCAATGCTGTTACCTGTTGTTGAAATCTGACCAGCAAAAAAACCACCGCCAAAAGCATCTCCCGGTTGCATTGCTGGAGTAACACTATTAGATGCCGCACTAGCCGCGCTTGTGCCAATTGCGTTAGTAGCTGTTACAGTAAATGTGTAAGCAGTGTTTGTGGTCAAACCAGAAACAGTAATTGTTCCTGAACCTGATTGGCTCAGTGTTCCTGTAATACCGCTAGGGGATGATGTGGCTGTGTAAGAGGTGATAACAGAACCACCATCACTTGCAGGAGCCGTGTAAACAACGGTTGCCGTGGTTGAGCCAGTAGCAGTAGCAGTGCCAATCGTAGGCGCACCGGGAATGGCGAATGAAGGCCACAGCCCTTGCTTCTTTAACTGCATAGCTTGGTCAAGAGTCCACATTCCACTAGCTGCAAAAGCTGTTGGTGCTACAGGGCTTTTAGTGATAAAACCTCCGGGGTACTTGGTGCTCATGGTTATTCCTTAAACTGCAACTCTGCGGATGGCGCGAACTCTGTTAGACTGAGTCTTAGGAGCGTTAACCTGATAGCCGTAACTGAAACTCTGTCTCCATGCGTAATTGACGTATGGGTTAGTAAACTGGGTACTAGACCAGTAATTGGCGGCTGTAAACGCCTCTGCGCCTGTAGATGTTATAAATGCCGAAGCAGATGTTTGTGCAGGTGTTCCAGCCGTATAGTTACTACCCCTTGTAGGAACTGAATTTGCATTAGAGCCACGAGTAGTATTATTGCTTGTTGTTGTTGGTTTAAGATTGTAGTAACAAACTTCAAGTTCATTTCGGGCTGGCATATACCAATCACTAAAACCACCAATAGTTAAACCCTCACAAAATTGAGCGCAGGGGTGGCTTGCATCATTCATTGCCGCACTATTGGCAGGGCCATCAATAACCGATGATGTACCCGTTGTTCCAGAGTTAGCCGTCTTCCATTGAAGTGTGCTTTGAGCAGAAGCAACTGGCCCAACAACCAAATTGTAATCAGCAATCCCATTCCCAGCAGTAGAAATCTGACCTGCAAAGAATCCACCTTGATAGGCATCTCCAATACTAGGCGGTATCCCTGTCCAATTTCCAGCAGCTAACGCTTGTAACTGTTGTGGAAGTGTCCATACCCCACTAGCAGCACTAGTAGAAGTTGTTGGGGCAGTAGCGGAAATTACACCGCCTTTGTATCGCATGGACATTTTTAGTCCTTATGTGATTTCTTCAAAACTAATTGTAGCAACCAAGTCGCCAGCCGCACTAGCAATCGCACCGATTGACTGATTCTCTAGCAAATAAAATGCTGTTGTTTTGTCGGTCACAATCAATGAAGCATCCGCAGGGACTGAAATGGTTGAGGCAATTGCTAATGCTGAACCGCCCAAAGCAGCCGCAGAATAGATATTGACTGTTACATCAGCCGCTGCCGTTCCATCAATGTTGGCAATCAAGATTGAGTTAATCTTAAAAACCTTATTGCTTGATGCAGCGTTTGAAGCAAGTTGCGTTGCACTTGTACCAACGGCAACAGATAAAGTATTACCAAGAATACTTGTGACGTTTACGATATTAGGATTTGCCATAATATTTCCTTAAAAACCAAAAATCATTGCCATAGCAATAGCTTTACCTGTTGAAACACCCGCAGTACCCCAAGTAGGTGCTGCACCAGAACCGCCAGAAAGAAGTGCTTGACCTGCTGTACCTGCTGAACTAGCCACCAATAATCCAGTAGTGATATTTGGTGTCGTCAATACTGGTGAAGTAAGAGTCTTGTTTGTCAGAGTCTCAGTGCCTGTCAAAGTAGCAAAGCCACTAGCAGTAAATGCCGCTTGAGTCCAAGCCGATCCTGTCCACACATACAAAGTGCTTACTGTTGTATTCCAGTACAAAGCACCCGTTAACAAGGCATTGCCATCGTTATCTACAGAAGGAGCAGAAGACTTAGAACCTAAATATCTGTCATCAAAAGCATCGTATGAAGCTGCCGCATTAGTTTCACTGGTAGCCGCATTGCTTGCACTTGTAGAAGCGTTAGAGGCACTTGTTGAAGCATTTGAAGCAGAGGTAGCCGCATTAGAAGCAGAAGTAGCTGCCGCAGTAGTCGAACCAAAAATCGAATCTATTTCAGTTTTGGTATAAGCATTTGTAATGTTATAGCCTGCAATAGTCGTAGGATTCGTTCCTGCCGTAGCACGACCATAAGCATCAAAAGTCACAGATTGGTAAGTGCCTGGCGTTACACCAGAAGTAGCCAAATCAATGTTGTCCGAATTGACAACAATACGGCTAGAAGATGCAGTACCTACATTGAGAGTGTTGCCTGTCTTTGTAAGACCATCACCCGCAGTAATCTGACCTGCACCTGAGAACTGCGCCCATGTAATCGATGTGCTTCCCAATGTCCCACCTGCATCAATCGTGCAGATAAAGCCAGAGTCAGCGTTAGTTGTGCCTTTTTCAACAAAGGTAAAAGCCGCTACCAACTCAGCATAAGTGTCAGCATCTGTTGTGCGAGTCCATGAACCTGTTGCACACAAGTAAATACCATTGTTAGATGCAGTAGATTGGTCTTTAACCAAGACCCGATCACCCGCAACAATCGATATGCCATCAATGGTTTGTGCGCCAGATAAAGTGATGTTTGCAGTAGTAGCCGCAACAACAGAGGCTTTGGCATCAATACCTTGGGCAAGTGCATCCACATAACCCTTGGTAGCCGCATCAGAATCGTTTGTAGGGCTTGCCAAACCAGTAATGGTTGCCGATGTACTACTGTCCATGTCCAATGCGCCAGAGATGGTCACATTGTTGAATGTAGAAGTACCAGAAGCCGCAGTCACATTACCTGTCAGGTTGCCACTTACATTACCTGTGACATTGCCTGTAACTGCACCCGTTAAGTTACCTGTTACGTTACCTGTCACTGCACCTGTGAGTGGGCCACTAAACCCTGTCGTAGCGGTAATGTTTGTGCCAGTAATAGCAAGGGCAGAAGAACCACCAATTACCACACCATTGATCGTCCCCGCACTAATGGCGGCAGAAGCAATCGTAGCGGCTGTGCTAACAGTAAGGTTAGTAAATGTTCCCGCTGCGGCAGTAGTTCCACCGATAACCGCACCATTTATCGTACCCCCAGTAATGGTAGCAGAGGAGTTATCTGTCTTTGTTGCTATAGCAGTAGCAATGTTATTGAACTCTGTATCAATCTCAGTACCCTTAACAATCTTTAAAGGATTGCCAGGCGAGAGATTATCTTTGGTTGCAAAGTTAGTGGATTTTGAATAATTAGACATGGTTTATCCTATCTTGCCTTCTTTGGCTTGAAGTTCAATTTTCTGAATTGACAACTGAGTGCCATTGATAGTGGCTTCGTAACCAGTTTGTACGATTTTACCTGCACTTGAAGCATTACTTGTTAGTGCTTTAATTGGAATGCCACTTGAGTAGTCTGCAACCGCATACTCGCCAACCCCATACTCAAAATAGCCTTGAGGTGGAATAAAGACGTTCTCAGACTGATAAGCACCTGAATAGTCAAAGGCCCACTTGATTGTGAGAAACTGGTTAGAACCACCAATCACCACGGCAGTAATAGACTTCAGAATGGAAATCTGATTAGGATTGCCTAAGTCAGCATTGTTTGTGTAGTACAGGAATCGATAAGTAGAAGCATCATCAAGATAACCACCATACTTACCAATGTAGCCGTTCTTGCCAATGTAAAGGTCGCCATTACGCAACGATCTTAGTGCAGTTGGTGAAATACTATCCCATTTGGTTACACGGGAAGCACCATCTTGCAGAGATTGTTTGGTATCAAAGCAGTAGACTTGCAAAGTAGCTGGCAGAACAAGCAGATAAAAAGCATTCTTCTCTGAATAAACAGATTTGACGTTTGCTAGTGTTTCTCCAGACAAGGAAGATTCCAAATCAAAACGAACATTCTTAGAAAGGTCTCGCAAAGGAGCAGACTTCTCTTGAATTGTCCTCATTAATGAACGAACACCTGAGTCTGACAAGAAAACAACGTCAGTACCAATACTTTGAATGGTATCCCTAGCAATACATCCAATAGAGCCTACTGTGTCGCTCAGAACAAGAGATGCGGGAGTAGAAGCACCAGAGTAAACAAGAATCTGCTTCTTACCAAAGATAAACAAGAAATCATTGTGAGCTGCCAAGCCCATGACTTCATCTGCACCATTAGGCCATACACGGGATACATCCAATGAGCCTGAAGTGCCACCACCCCATACATGACCTGCAATCAGATCAGAGAAGGTAACAGTTACTTTGTCTGTTGACGTATTAGCTACCCACAAGCGACCAAAAGCTGAAATAGCAATGTTGGCTTGAGGAACAGTAGCTACATAACCAGACTTCTCAGAGACTCTGCGATAAGTAGTTGTACTTACTGCGGGATCATAAATGATTGGATCGTGACCAGTTTGGAAGAAGTATGCAATGCCATTCAAAGATGCACATTGCCAATTGGATGCAGTAATAGTAGGAGCAGAACCGCCACCACCATAGGTCAACTCAGTCACCGCATTAGAAGTACCAAGTTTAAATATCTTGTTGTTGCCAGCAAACAGAACTGTAAGAGTTCCATCGTTTTGGACTAACTCATGGATCACGCCAACATCGTTAGCACCTAGATTGCCAGAGGAAGAGTTAACCCTTGTCCAACCTTTTCTAGCACCAATACGACCATACTGATCCAAGATGCAGTTAGTTGCGACCAAGGCAAAGCCCGACCCCAAATCAAGGGGAGAATCTTCAGTATTCAGCCTCT